AACAGGTCAGAGTTCAACAGGTCAGAGTTCAACAGGTCAGAGTTCAACAGGTCAGAGTTCAACAGGTCAGAGTTCAACAGGTCAGAGTTCAACAAGCAAAAAAATCAGCAGGGCATCTCAAAGGGCGCTTGAAATTCTTAAAGAGGCAGGTCAACCAGCACCTCAAAAATCAGCACCTCAACAAGCAGATCAAGTCCTAAAACCTCAATCTCATGTACCTGAGAATTTAATAGTTGAAAATGTTAAAAAGATATTTCAAAAATCTAATAAATCTCAACAACCTGTTGCTACTAGTTCAGATTTAGAAAATGCTGCTCAATTATTAATTAACGCAGCCAATATGTTAGCTAATAGTGCTACTATAAATGCTTCTCAAAAGCCCAAAAAAACTAAATCTGAATCTGAATCCGACAAGAAAACTAACAAGTTATTAGTTAAAGTAGAAACAGCCTCCTCCGAAATCAAGCAAGCTGCTGTTAATTTTAACAAAACAACTAAAGGTTTTAATGATTCTATAAACAAAATAAAAGCTGCTTCTTTAGAGATTAAGCAGTCTGCAAATGATTTAAAGAACGCGGCTCAACTACTGGCTAATGCAGTTAATGTATTAACTGGTTCTACGCAATCTGCAATTAACTCTGCAAGTGATCCTAAAAAACCTAAGTCTACTAACAATGATGCAGAGCTATTGCAGCCAAAGCAAGATGTACTACCAAAAGTTAAACAACAACTTGACTTAGCGCAGTCAAATATTGCAAAAGGTTTAAATAATACCGTTGAATCGTTATCTAACACTGCTAAAGCAGCTAAGGACTTTGTTCAATCTCAAATCAATCAAAAGATAAATGCTAGTTTACCTAGCAACGCAGAACAAAAAACACCCTTACAGTCGCCTACAGAGCAAGCACGGCAGTTACAGCAGCCTGTAAATATTCCTCAAAAATCTACTAAAAACGAAGGTATTACAGTGTTAGAACCATTGCCGCTAGAGTTAAAACAAAATATTAACTCAGTACGGTTAAATACTGCAAAAAATATTGTAGCATCTAAAAGATTTATGGATGCAACCGATCAAGAAGGTAACGCTCAATTAGTACCGCAAAAACCAATAAATATTGAAAAAATAAACACAAAAAAACAGACATCTTTGGACACAACAAGAGATGTATTTAAGGTTATAAACGATTATTTTACCGCAGAGTATAAAAAACTAAAAGCTGATGTTGATCGTGCTAAGAAATCAGGTAATTTAGAAGATATTGATGCAACAAGAAATAAGCTTAAAAACTTTGCATCTTATAGCAAGCAAGCAGTTACAGACATAGATGCAATTGTTAAACAAGCTGAGGATCAAGGGTATGCAAAATATATTAATAGTGAACTTACCGACGTTCATTCTAAAGGAAAATCACCTATAACACGAAAAACTAAATTAGCAAATGAGATGATAGGTTCGTTAAATTATGAAGAAGGGCAGATACTTGAAAAAGATAGAAAGAATTACGTAGCTCAAGCAGAAAAAGCCGGTATAGAAATTCCTGAAGGATTAAAACAGGGTATTGTCAGTAATTTTGATGGTGTCTCTGCTGAAACTAAAAAGTTACTCAACGATTTTATTAAAGTTGTTAAAAAGCAATTGGGCATCCAGTCTCCATCTTTGGTGATGTTTGAGATTGGGATGATGATAGCTTCTGGGTTGTTCTTTGGGATGCAGAAGGGGAACAGCAAAGTGTCTGAGGGTGCTAGGAAAATGGTGACAACCATTAAATCTGCATTTGACCCTCTTAATGATTTATCTAGCTTAGGCTTGGCGGGTACGTACATGATACCCAATTTAAGTGACATTAGCAACAAAGCTATGATTGCTATGTCCGCCACTAGCACTGGCTTAAATATGCTTGACAAGGTTGGGGAGCATCATGCAGCTAATCCAGATCAGACTTTATTCCAAGCTACTTATGGGACAGCCAAAAACTTTGTCAAAGATGCAGTAACAGATAAAAGCTTTGTTAAGCCCAGGGAAGCTGTTGACCATTTAGTTAATGTCGCTAAATTTGGCACGGAACTTGTTACCCCACTAGGATTAAAAGCTTTCACTAATCCCATAGAGTCTGCTAACGACGGTGTAGCGGCTGCTTTCAGAACTATGGCGATCGCCAAGTCCTTAAAACAAGCACACCAAGATACTAAGCAACAAACACAACAAGATTCTACACTGAATTACGCTAGTACATTCAAAAATGTACTTCCTCAATATTTAAAAGCAAATAAAATAGGACGCGCCGAAGCATTAAAAATGTTTGGTGGTGGCTTAAAAGTAGTTTCTGATATGCACGGTAGCAACGATGCTAACCTGTCCAACGCTGGGGCTTTGGTAATGGGAACAGCAGCATCTCTGGGTAATGCAGCTATAGGTAAGTTTGCTCCTGTAGCTAACTTTGTCCAGACCGGTAAGGATGTTGTCAAAGGGCTAGAGCAGGGTATACTCAAGAATACTGGTATTGCTACTAATGCGATCGCTACTTTAGGCGATTCTGTTCAATCACAAATTAAGCAAAATATGGGCATTAGTTCACCATCGAAGGTGATGATCGCCTTGGGCTTAATGATAACGTCAGGTTTAGCAGTTGGGATTAAAAAGGGTATTGTTGATGTATCAGGTGCTGGTAAATTATTGCTTAAAGTTTTTGATTTTGTAACTAAAAAAATTAATTTATTTAACTCTCAAGACATAAGTAGCTATGATGACATAATTAAAAATTCAGCAGATGGAACGGCGCAAACTACTAAAAATGTTTATGACGAAGCTAGCAAAGTTAACAAAAGAACCTTCTTCGGTTCATTACTTGGGGCAGGTATGGTTGCAATAGGAAGCACTGGTATATTAGGCGATAAAGTATCAGCACCTTTTAAACATTTAGGCGCATATTATCAAGGTAATATTGATGTTCACAAAATACAAGGACGCACAGCCAGAGAAGCAGAGATGGCTGTGATGTACCAATCTATGGCTGAATTTGCTAAAGCAAATAAAAAGAAAGAATGGAAAAATTTGTGGGGTATGGCACAAAAACAAACGGAAATGATTTCTGATGATTGGAGTGTAACAAGCGGTGTCGTTGGAACTAGTGTTGCTCAGATTCCAGAATTTAAAACTTTGTACAAGACGTTGGGTGGATTTAATTATGGACAGAATAAAGAAGGAGGATTACAAATTAATGATGTTTATGACTGGAATGCCGGCGAAAAAAAAGCAACAAGATTTAAAACACCATTTGGTGTTGCCAAGAAAGTCAATGATTTTTTGATAAAACATCCTAAGATGGCTGAAAAACTGGGATTTACTTATAATCCCAAATACAAAGGTTATGGCATAAATACTAAAAAAGCACCTTTATTTGCATTTCTTGGCGATCCTGACGATCCTACTTTATCTAACGGAAACGATATTCTACTTGGTGATGCAATTCATTCTGTTATCGGCGGGAAAGCATATATTCAATCTCATACAACTTCTCAAGAGAAATTAAGAGAATTACAAAAAAAAGCACGGACAGCTTTTAATAGGGTGCAAGGCAATCCAGTACGTTTTGCTGAACAACCAGAAATTCAGTCTTATTTAAAAGGCTTGGATTTTGATGATGCACCTTCCTACAATTTACTAAATCTGTTTGGAGTTAATGATGTTTTAAACAGAAGAACGACTAAAAATAATTTAACTAAAGAAAAAATTGAATCATTTAAAAAGTCTGGTGCTTTTCCTTATGAAGAAAATATTAAGCATGGAAAGGGTTTATTGGAAGAATTTGAAAAAGATAAAGTATCTAATCCACTCTACTCTGTAGCAAAATTTGCAAATAAAAAGGGGCTTAATGATTATTTGTTGATGTCAATGCACGAACAAGCTGGCACTGAAAATAAGCTTAAGTTACAAAAAGAAATTTTCAAAGAACTTTCTGGACGTATGCCAGCTTCTTACAGAAATCCCGTTATAAATCATAAAAGCTTTTTTGACAATATTAAGCAGATGCGGAAGGATGGACTCAGCTATAAAGATATAGGTACTAATCTTGTGTCTGCGTTTGGAGAAGGTATTTTAACTTCTAGTGGTACTGCAATAAAGATAGTAATTAACTTTGCTAAAAATATATTAAATGCGATTAAAAAAGTATTTAGAATAGCGTCACCATCAGGTGAAGGTATTGATGTTGGTAAGAATTTTGCTAGTAGCACTGGAGTAGGTATTGACAACGGATCTGATAAAGCTGTAGGATCTGCTAAAACACTAGCTGAAAAGTTAAAAGCAACACTTAGAGAAGAATTTAAATCTCAAATTTTAAGTGAAGAGAATTTACAAATAAATCCAGCCAGAGTTTTAAGTCAGCAAATGGAGCGATTTGATGGTTATGTATCTGGCATTACACCTGAAGAAATAAGAAAAAAATATGCAGAATTACAAATACAAAAAAGAAACATTTCTGGTATAAGTCATGATTATGTATTTAAATATGCAGCTAATGATTTAGAAGAACTTCTCGACCCAACTAATAAAAGTGATGCTACTATTAAGCGCGATAAAAAGAAAGCTGATTATGTTCAAAAGACATTAAACAATGTTTTTGATAAATTTGATGATTGGGATAGTAAATGGGGGGATGCTTTTGTTCAAACAGATGATGGTGTAAAGAGCAAGCAAGAGTATCTTAAATCAAAATACCCATATACTTACCAAAAGGATGGTTTTATAAGAGAAAACTCTTTTGTTGGAATTAATGATGTTTTAAACAGAAGAACAGCCAAGAATGCTTTTCTTAAAGAAAGGATTGAGATGGAGAGTGAATATTTTAATACTCCATCAAGCATAGAAGAAGGACAAAGGTTATTACGTAAACATGAGAGAATTAAAAGTCGTTATCCTTTTTACTCTTTAGAAAAATTTGCAGACAGGGAGGGTCTTTATCCACATAAGTTAATGTCAATGCACGAGCAAGCTAAACGTGCAAATAAGCCTAAGCTGCAAAAAGAGATTCTTGATTATACAGGGACTTATTACCAAGACGTTAAACCAATAAATCCTAAAGGCTTTTTTGATAATATTAAGCAGATGCGGAAGGATGGGCTTGGCTATAAAGATATAGGCATTAATCTCATATCTGCGCTTAAAGAAGGTGTATTACTGTCTGTTCCTCATGCTTTAAGAACAATTAATATCTTTGCTAAAAGTGTGATAGCCACAGTTAAAGATGTATTTAAGATTGCATCACCATCACAAGTATTTATTGAGATTGGTAAAAACATAATTAGCAGTATAGGGACTGGGATTAAAAATTTTGCACCTATTGCATTAAAAGCTACTCAAGATATAGGAGGTGGTATTTTTAAAACTTTGCTTAATTTTTCCAAAGGTGAAGTATTTAAAAATATAGGTACTTCATTTTTTAACGGCGGGATCTTAAAAAACCTCATTTCTTCTTTCTTTGCGGGTGGAGCATTGAAAGACGTAGGTATTGGACTTATTTCCTCTATGTTCAAAGGTGGAGCATTAAAAGATGTAGGCATTGAATTTATCTCCTCCATATTTATGGGTGGAGGACTTCCAAATATAGCAATTGGGCTTGTTTCTTCTCTTTTTACGAGTGGTATTTTTAAAAACGTAGCAATTGATTCTATCTTTAAAGGTGGTGGGATATTTAAAAATATAGGTGTTGGACTTATTTCTTCTATTTTTAAAGGCGGAAGTCTTCAAGATATTAGCATTCAACTTATTTCTTCTTTTTTTAAAGGCGGAAGTCTTAAGGATGTAGGTATTGGACTTGTTTCTGCTATTTTTAAAAGTACAAATCTTCAGGATATAAGCAGTAATTTCTTCTCTTCTATTTTTAAAGGTGGCGGACTTCAAAATATAAGCAGCAACTTCTTCTCTTCTATTTTTAAAGATGGGATTTTAAAGAATATAAGTAGTAGCTTTAAGAAATTGTTGTCCGGTTACGCGCCTGTACCAGATTCTCAGTCAACACCACAAAATCCTCAAGGTTCAATTACTTTGGCGGATCAATATTTAAACGCAGGTAATACATTGGTAACTAACGTATTTGAAGCGGTTAAATCAAGCATCCGGCAAAGCACTTTGTCTGGCTATGCTTCGCTGGGTCAAGTGATGCGGAATACTGTTAATGCAGCTTTATTTTCTTTGTCTAATACCCTTAAACAGCCATTGCACCAAGCTTTATTGTCTCAAGCTAGGAGTATATTGCCATGGTTTTTGCAATTTATACCTGCAAGTTTTCAGTTACTTCCTAAGTTAAGTTTTGCAATGCCTTTTGTAGGAGGGATGGCATTAAGGTTTGGCAATTCCATTATTAAAAATTTATTGGAAAATAATATCCTTAAAGAAGGTGGCTTTTTAACTAATTTACTTGGTTCTATTACCAAAATAAATTTACCGACTTTAGCAGGAACTAAGACCGCTGGTGTTGCGGGTTTTTTAAGCAAGATTGTTGCTCCACTCCCTTTTATTGCTGGATCACATCCATTACTTGGATTGGGAATAAATGCTGTCAGTCCAGTGTATGATGCTTTTAGCGGTATTTTAGGGTTGGATAATTCCATGAAGCCTAATCTTAAAAAACAAGCACTTAGCGCAAAAGAAGTTTTTGAAAATCAAACAAAAATTAACAGAAAAAAAGCTCAGTTACAAGACTTCAAAGGAGTTGATGCTAGTAAAGAACTAGTAGAAAACTTAGGAAATACTTTACTAAATAGTGTTTTAAATAACCTTGATATTCCTGTTATTCCTAAGTCTGTAATTCAAAGAATGATTGGCAGGAAAATGGGAGAGAGATCAGGAACAATAGCAGATGTTATTAATGCGTTTGGAATTGAAAAAAGTAAAGCTGAACAAGTATTAACACGGAATCTTGAATCAGGTAACACAAAAAGATTAGATGGACTTACTAAACAAATATTAAGAGAGCGTGGTGTCACTAAATCTGTTCGTGATGCTATGACACCGGAACAATTAGCCGCAGCCCGTGACAACGTACTCAACAATCCTCTTGATATAACCAAAAAAGAACGTGATTTTTTGCGATTTGAAGGAGATTTGGAAGCTAATATAGGCAAAAAAGGATTTGATATTACACAGAGAACAAGAGAAGCCAAGCTTATCCGCATTCTTAGAGAGCGTGGAGTTAGTAATGCAGAGATAAAAAATATTAGGCAATCCAATGGACTGAACGATCTTGCTGCTGATTTAGTTGCCAACCCCCGCACAAGCACCAAAGGATTTATGGGTAAGCTCACAGAAGCTTATGCTAGTAATGACCAGGATGCAATGAAGGAACTAGTCAAGCAGGGGCTAAAAAGGGCTGGGATGTCTGCTAAACAAATTGATGCTATTAACCCCAAGCTTTTAGACACAGCTACCGCAGGATTAATGACTACATTGAGCGGACTACAGGTCAAGTTCAGGGAAAAAGGCTTTGACATGGGTAAAGCTTTGGCAAAAGGCTTTGGAGATTCAATGGTGAATTTAGCTAACGCCAAGGATGACTTGGAGTACAACGCCAAAAAAGCATTAGGGCAGGCTAATTTTGGTGATTCCGTGGGATTAATATTCCGCCGTATGTTTAGGGGTACAGCAGCCACTCAAGGACAATTTACAGAAATGTACAACCAGATGGGGTCTGGGGTGAAAAACTTGCTGTTTAAAGATCGCAGCCAAGGCGATGAGATGTTCCCCAGTATTCTTCAATTCTTTGGCTCAATTGCCACCACTTTAGCACCAATTACTACTATGATAGGTGCAATCACGCCATTGTTATTACCTTTAGCTCCAATCATTACAGGCATAGGCATGGCTGTAAACATGGTTGCACCTCACGTAGCTAAACTCATGGATGGCATTCAAAGGGTAGAGGTGCTACAGAGAAGATTTAAGTTTTTAGGCGGATCAACAGAGGGCGGAAAAGCAGAATTTAATTATGCAAAAGACATTGCTAACAAACTTAATGTGCCTTCAGAGGTAGCTGCCAACTCCTATTCCCAACTAGCGATCGCAGCTAAAGACAGCAAGATGGAAGGTCAAGGGGTTAAGGAACTATTTGAAGGTATCACCTCATCTTTAAGCGCGTTAGGTATTAACGGACAAGATGCTAGTTTAGTTTTCATGGCATATACACAAATATTGGCTAAAGGCAAATTATCCATGGAAGAACTCAGACAGCAGTTAGGTGAAAAATTCCCTCCTGCCATGGCTGTATTTGCCAAAGCTATGGGTGTATCAGTGCCAGAAATGAATGCCCTGGTAGCATCTGGCGGCATTTTGTCCCAAGATATTTTACCCAAAGTGGCTAAAGTATTAAAAGAAGATTATGGTAACGCTGCTGCTAACCAAGCCGGGGGACTGGTAGTTGCGCTTAACAAACTAGGTAATGTAGGCTTTGAGATTACAACAATATTTACTGATAAACTTGGTGGCACACTAGCATTCTTTGTAAACAGCTTTGCTAATATTTTAAGCGTACTTAGCGGTGCATTGAAAGATTTAATACCACTAGCCCAATCCTTTATGATTGGATTTGCGGCCACAATCAGCATAGGATTAACAATCATTCTTTCTAAGTTTAAGCCATTTTTAGTTGTAATGACAAGCTTGCAAAACTTCTTGTTAGCTACCTTTTCCGCCATTACTACCAATATGATGCCTATGGTTATTGGTATAATGTCTGACGTTGCTGATGGTTGGCTGGGTGCAGAAAGAAATCTCATGGACAATATGTTTCAAGGTATAAATAACATGATTGTCACTGTTTTTGGAACCATAGATTCAGTCATGCGTTCTATGAGTAACAATCAATTGAGTTTTTCTAGTATGTTTGGTGGCTTAATCCAAGGCGCACAACAGGCTGGTAATATCATAGAATGGCTTAAAGGAGTGTTTGCCGGGTTCTTTAAAATTCTTCCATCTGGGATTGTAGAATTACTCGCCATAGTATTCATGTTAGAACAGGGGACGGGCTTAGTGGTTATGGCTCTGTGGCCTGCTCTCAAAGGGGTATGGGGAGGCATTACCGGAATATTTGGTGCTACGGCAAAAGCATTTTATGGAGTAATGGGGACAATTAAAGCCGTTACTGAACTGATGATGACATCTTCTGCTGTTGCTGGAAACGCTATGAACGATGTGGCGGTTAGGAACGCAAGAAGTATGGCAATAGTTCAGGGAGGGCTGGCCTTCTTGAGTAAGGCGTTGTTGCACTTTGGCATAGGCTATGCTGCTCTCATGTTCTCTAAGGGTGACTTTAGCGACCCTATGAGAGAATCAATTAATAAGTCTACTGCAGACATTAACAAACACTTGACTGATGTTAGACTAAATATTAACAAAACCACCGAAGCGTTCAACAAAGCCACTAAATCAGTAGAGGAACTGGGTAAAGGCATTGCTAACGCCTTACCATCCAAGGGTGTGCAACTAGACATTAGAAGTCTCTGGGGTGGTGGTGACTGGAAATGGGACGATGCGGTACGGGAAACTAACGCAAAATATGGAAAAGAGGGTAAAGGTCCAAGCGCAATGGACATTATAGGAACTGGTGCTTTATATGCCGGAGGTGCTGGGATAGGGATTGCAGCTAAAGCCGCTGCTGCATCTGCTGCTAAAGCTGCATCTGCTGCTGTAGCTGCTAAAGCGTTTACCCTTGGTCCGACGCTTGTGCAACCAGCCGCCGTTGGAATTATACCTCGGATTCTTGCAATGTTAGTTCCTATGCTTGCTTCACCTCTTGCACCTTGGATAGCAGCGATCGCAGGTCTTGTTGCTGCTATAGGACTAGCTACTGTGGCTCTAGACTTATTTGTTCCCAAGATTACTGAAGCGCAACTAAACAACGCAGAAAACCAGGGTGGGTTGCCACCTGAAATTAAACAGATTATCAATGCCAAGAAAGAAGGTGAAAGATTAGATTTAGCGTCACAACAGGTTATTAAACTTTACAATGATCAGAGGTTGAGCAATGAGCGACTACGCGAGTTTGCCAACTCAGTAGGACTAGATGGCAACCCCAATAACTTTGTTGCACCACGGGTTGCTGCTATGCCTGAAAAACAAAAGAAAGAATTTGAAGATACCGATAAAGCAAAAAACATTAATACTGACATTGAAAACAAAAGAAGATCACTGAAAGCAATAGAAGACAATGCAGACACGGAAGTTGAAAAGTCAGCGGCAAGATCAGGAGATCCCTACAAGAAGGTACAAGCCGAACTCGCTCAACTTGAAAAAAATAAAAAGTTGATGCAATTGGATTTCATGGCTAATTATGGCAATAAGTCAAACATGGATGCAATTGATAAGCAGATTAAAGACAAAGAAGCGGAAGTACGCAAAACCATCAAACAGCAAGCTTCAGAAAATATAACAGCTTATGCAGCGTATGGTGGTTTTATTCGTCCAGTTGATTCAGAAAAAGAGTCAAAAGTAAAAGAAGAATTAGAGAACTTAAAAAAACAAAAAGCCACCTTACAAACAAATATTGGTGCTTCAGCCCAACGCAGACTTAACTATGATGAGATCAAGAATATTGACGCTAGACTCAAAAAAGCTGCCACTGAGTTTGTAGACTTACAGGAACAACTAAGAACGAACCCTAGCTCTGCTTTACGCTCTAAAGCAGGAATAACCAGGGAACTGATTAAACAACTGCAAAAACAAAGGGAGAAGTTTGTTGACAGTTTTGGCGATCCTACACCTGCACTCAAGAGATCGATCAAAGATGTCAAAGATAAGATAGCCGAAGTTCAGACCAAGAGCGATGTTCCAGAAGCACAAAAGAAGGTTACTACCAAGCAACTTAGAGAAACGCTAAATCAACTTGAAAAGATGTTGGCGACTGCAACTCAGTTTAGTGTTGCAGAAATATCTGAAAGTATGTACACTCAGGCAACCAACGCACTCAAGGACGCTGAGACTAAGTACAATGCAAACATGAATGCTAATAAGATAGCGTCCAACCTATCCCAATCCAGGATTTACAACAAAACTAACTTGACTTCTCAACAGATTGCTCCTGAATTATCCAAGCAACAAATCAAGGATTTAGAGACTCAACAATCTGAACTTAATAAGAATTTAACAGTCAAGGAATCTAACCTCAAAAATCTGAATGTTGCCCTTGCGTTAGGGGTTGGTGACATGGCTGGGCTGACATCAGAGATAGAGAAGCTACAGCAGGACATCATGAAGGACAAGGAACAGATTAGCCAAAATGTCCTTGAGATTACCAAAGCCCGACGCGAAGCTAATCAAGCATTAATTGACCAGACTAAGCAGGTAGCAGAATACTACCGGACAAATATTAGAGAATCTGAATTAGCCGTTATTGAATACAAAAAAGCCATTGTCAGTATCAAAAACCTGGGATTTGCTAACAGGTTGAGACAGGCATTAATTGGGGCGGGAACTAACATTGTTACTGAGTTTGTAGAAGGTTTAATTAATATATTTCAGCAACTTGGTGAGATTGAAAACACCAGAATTGATCAGGAAAGACAAAAACTAGAATACCGAAATAATATTACAGATATGCAATTAAGAATGTCTGAATTGCAGCGTAGTATTCCTGGTTTAGACCCCAATAAACTTGGTCAATTCAATCAATCCTTAAAAGGTATTGGTGGCACTTTATTGGACATTGGTAAAGAGATTCAGCGCATCAACAAAATGCTAGGGGTAGATGTGGTTAATTCTACCAACGGGTTAAACATGGCACTAACAAGGGTGTCTAACACATTTTCTAATCTTAACTCCATGCCTAACATTGTTATTTCATTGCCAGGCAATCCCAATGCCCCTGTACCTCTTCCGCTATACCCACCCATTGATCGAATCACACCTATATCTAATCCTAAAAACCCCAACAACGATCTGTATAGGCAGATGGGAATACCAACAAAGCAATCAGAATTACCCGTCATTAATCCGACAGCGATCGCATCCATGAGCAAAGGGGTCTTAGTGGCAGGAATTGCCAGTGATGTTCCCTACCTACCTCCACAACCTCAACTAGTGGCTCAAGCCCTGCCTGGTGGCAAACCAAAAAACAATAAACCCAAGCTTCCCGATAATGCCATTGTCTCCCCGATTAACGAAATGAATATCTCTGAATTTAATAAGGAAAATTACTTGGCTAATTCAGATAAAAAAATAACAATTTATGGTGGTGAAACCCAAAAATTGCTTTCGTCTATCACGGGGTCGCTATTAAAAGTGAACGCAAATACAGTAGAAGTACAAAAAAACATTAATGGAAGATTACTGAAAATCAGATATGAAGGTCTTAATATAGACAAAAACATCAAGTTCGGCAAAGACAATAGAGCATCTGTCACGGCTGGACAAGTCTTAGGTACGCAGACTGGTATGCTAGAGGGAAGCGGCGGGGTTGATGTTTCTGTGACAATAGACGATATCAAAAAAAATCCTAGCAAATTTTTCCGAGATGCAGTTGAAGCGAAACGGCGAAACCCTATAAATAGACTTGGTAATTTGCTATTCGACAAAATAGATCCTGATACTGAAAAACTGGGTTTAGTTCCACAAAATGTTAGTCCATCCTGGCTAAAAAATCTTGGAAGAGGCGTTGGCAATCTTGGAAGAGGAGCATGGAATATGACGACTTCAGTTCTTGGGTTTGGTAAAAAAGTAAATGAAAATGGTTCGGGACATGAACACGCAAAACAACGCCAAAGGATTTTAGCTAATCAAAAAAAGATAGACGAAGAACGAAAGAGAAAACAACAACAAAACCAAAAACCAAAGCCAAAACCAAAACCAAAACCAAAGCCAAAACCAAAGCCAAAACCAAAAAAAACCACGCCAACAAAAACCCTTCAAAACACTGCTAGAAAACTAACAGAAAAACAGATAAGAGGGCAAACGGTTGATCCCAAAACACAACAACGACTTATTCCTGAAGCATCCACTGCTAATGCACGGACAAAGACACAGTTAACAAAGGAACAAATTAGACTCTCAAAAGAACAGGAGAGGGCTACCATAATCAAAACCTTAACGGATCTGAGAAAATTAAAAATAGAGACTGAAAACAAAATTGCTGATACAGACCTACGTACACGACGCAGTAAGCTAAATACCAGGAAGATGTTTCTTGACAGTGACCCTGCTGCTACTGAACAGCAAAAATTTGATTTAGCATACGCAGAGGAATCACTCAGGATAGATGAAGAAATTAATAACCGCAGAAAGATTGTTCGCGCATCCCAAATGCCCAATCTGTCTGGAGAAGAAATTAACAAGTTGGTTGAGCGACTTCAATTACTTGGCATAAAAACGGACGGGAAAGAACTGCAAAAACTCTATAGTGCTTTGCAAAGTTCCAATACCAAAGAAGCCCAGTCAGCCCAAAACCAATTAAATGCCCTGGTAAAAAACAAGCCTATTATCCTACAACGGCTTAAAGATGATTTTAACATTAGGCAAAAAATAACACAAAACACCCGTACGTCTGACAACCTTGGCGTTGATATAGGCGTACTGCAAAGTCAATTAGAGTTGCTTAAACAAACTGAAAAATCGTTCCCATTAAATAAAGATATATTGCAGATACCGTCAATGGAGCGAATAGTAGCGATCGCTAGTTTGCAAAATCAAAAACTAAAATCTCAGAATGAACTACTAGAACAACAGAGAACTAAGCGGGGGGTAATGACTAAAGAGGATTTTGAGCGCAGAAGAAAAGCGATTGAAACAACCTATAAACTAGGAATGGAAAAAATTGATATGCAGTACAATACTGACAATTTAGCCAAACAAATTGAACGAGAAATAAATGCTTTAGATGTCAAAATTTTGATTGAGGATGTTGGTATTAAAAACTTAGATTTACAGGCAAAGATGTTTGCAGCCACAGCCGCAGACGGCATGGTAGATGTTGCTAATATTTCTAAGCGGGCTACTTTGGAACAGGAAAGTGCATTAAACAGACTTAACAGAGAAATCCTCGATACCCAGAACAATACTAAACTCACCGCAGAACAAAGGCAACAACGCATAGATGCTCTCAAGGTAAACAGTGGACTTGAGTTAGGTGCAATTACAAAACAATCTGAGCGCGATACTCGCAAGGGTGAACTACAAAATCAAAAAGCAGAATTAGACGCTGGTATTAAGGTATCTGATTCCGCTAAAACTGTATTAGAGGGTAAAGGTAATATTGCTAAGGCACTAGGACTTGACCTGGCTGGGGAAAGAATTGATAAGCAGATAGCCCAAATTAATTTAAACCATGAGTACGCACAGAAGAGGATGCAGCTAAAACAAGATATTGAAAACATGAGAATCAGTAACGAAAATGCGATCGCGCTTAGAGAAAATTTAGATGCGGAAATGGCGTTAAAATCGGAATCTATTAAGATTCAATATTCAGAGTTTAGCCAAGTTCTCAAGTCTTTCACGGGTGGCTTTAAGAGTGCCTTTAAAGAATTTATTTGGAACAAAGAAGGAAGTAGTTGGGCTGATTCTCTGGATAAACTTTGGAAAGGAATATCTAATACCATTCTTGATAGTTTGGCTGAAATTGCATCCAAGTACATGACCGATGCACTCTTTAGCTGGATACAACCACCAACTCAGAACCTAAACACAGCAGCATTGCAGCTACAACAAGCAGCCGCGTCTCTGTCTGCAATTGGTAGTAATTCCCCTATGCCTGATTTTCCTGGTATGCCTGGTTCCAGTGTTTTCAGCACTATGGGATTTGGCAATATTGATTCCTTTTCCCCAGGTGATTTTGATTTTAGTTCTTTTGATTTTGATGCACTAGGATCTGCTGACTTTGGCTCACTGGATCTCTCAGGATTTGCTAAGGGTGGCATGATCGATGAAGATACCCTGGGTGAAATCCAGAATTTTGCTAACGGGGGGATTGTGGGAGCAATGAACAAAGAACGCTCTCTCACTGGTAAGACACCACACCTGGTAGTAGCTTCTGAGGGTGAGCGCATTCTTAATCACAGGGAAACGGCTATTTGGAATAGATTGCAATCTAGTATCACTGGTTTCGCCGATGGTGGTATAGTCGGTGGTGGTAAAGGTGAGATGGCCTCAAGGATTGGTAATACTACTACCGTTAACGTCCCTGTCAGTGTATCCGTAAGTGGCAATGATTCAGAGGTTGATTCTAACAGATTGTCACAGACTGTACAGGCACTTGTGAGCGATGGTATTCGCAGGGAATTAAGACCCGGTGGTTCTATCAGTAGAGGTAATCCTTATAAGCGGTAATAAAAAGCGGGTAAATCCCGCTTCTGTGTTTATTCTGCTAAGGGTAGATTTGCTAATTCAGGAATCGGTGGGTTCTGAACAAACTCTGTAATTACTTCCTGAACTACGTTTTCGTTAATCTTGAGTGCTTCTATTAGCTCCTCTAAAGGTGGCAATTCTTCAAAGTCAGGTTTAAAGTTAGTCACTTTTCTTACCTCCTCTGGGGGCTGCCATCCCTGCTGCTCCTGATCCTAATGCCAGTGCCACGTTGTATGCACCGTTGATTTTACTGTCGTTTGTGTTTGGTATCACAAGAACCGTAACTACAATCAATGCACTGAATAAGCCTAGTGTTAATGGTATTAAATCTTCTTTCATATCTAGAGACTGGGTAAAATTGGTGATTTTGAGTAGTATTTGACGCATTTGCAATTTGCCCGACATTGACAACTTTCTCCTGGGTTGGGCAACGTTCCAATCTTTACCCACCCTACACCACTATAACGTACACAATCATCGCAACTATGGAAAGCTGCTAAAATCCTTCTTTCCCACAAGAACCCATTTCTTGTGTGACCTTCTAGCCTACCATCTTCATAGAAGTGTCTGGTTTTGTTGTAGTACATCTGCACCCTAGCTAGTATCTGTGCTTCTGACAGATTACCCTGGATGATGTCACGGGAAAAACCACGCAGATATTGGTATTGCAAGTTTACCTTACCACTTATTTCGGCATGGTCTCGCCAATCCATTTGCTTGATGCCACCTATGCCTAGTGAGTATTGGTAGATAGACAGATTTCTGACAGACTGGGCTGTCTGCTGTTCCCACGTGCTAACATTAATTTTACCTGACAGCAAATCTTTGGTGATTTTGTTGCCTACCTGTAATTCGTATTCTATGGCTTTCTCTGTAATTCTGGCTACATCCTTTTCTCTGACAAATTGCCCTTTCTTATTGCCATTTGCATAGTGGTATCGTTGGCTATTAGCATTCCAGTAAAAGCTGTGTGATTCCTGAGCAGACTTAGTTGCCCAGGAACTATACTTTTTTTCAGCTACGTTCTTTTCTGTGTCTACACTGGTTTCTAGTGACTCTAAAGGAACAATTCCCGCTAGTTCCCTCATCCGGTTAACTACTGCTAAATCCTCGCTACTGAAAGTACCACTGGTCACGCAATTATTGACAACACTTAAAAGAGCGATCGCGTCTTCATTGTCCTGAGTTTTGACGGGAAAAATACCGTAGTCTTTTTGCTCCCCAAAGTTAAATTCAATCATGGGACGGATCACCTTTTCAATTAAGGTGTCTCCCACTAATTCCATCTGCGACTTGATTACCAGTTCTAAGATATTTCTGTGCCCAGAGTTGAGATTACTGTCACCACTACCACTCATGCCCATACCTGTAACGGTTTTAGGCACTAGCCACGACAGCATAATCATGGACTCCAAGTAACTAAGTATATTAATCCAAAAATCACCATTGGTTTCGTTGGCAACCGCAAATATCTCATCGGCAATATCAATCACTGCAAAAGCATTAGTCCTGCTTTCAGCAAGATTTTTAGACATTACATAACCTTGGTTGTACAGCTTAGGCTCTCCCGTTACAGGATCTAAGTAGGGTGAACCTGTATCCGGGTTAATCATGACTGCCGAATTATTTGCTGTGTCTGTTTTGCCAACCAGCATCTTACCCTGGGTTTCGCTGATAATCGCCAAACAGGCATTGATGATTTTAGTTAATTGCCAGAAAGGGTAAGCTTTACGACAGGTTGCCACCCCATAGGGATCGCCACCCAATGCTAGGTATGGTTGATTAATTAAATGAATGCCATTCTCATAGGGAATATAAATATCAACATTTTTTAAATAGTGGACTTGCTTGATGTTGCCGGAATAGCCTTCAAACCAATAGTAGCGAGGGTCAATGGTTCTGATTTTATCCAAATAAGCCTTGCGTTTTTTAATGGCATAACTGACTTCTGAGAACGACCTACCAAAGGGAACAAAGGTTAGGATTTCTGCAATTACACTTGACCAACTCCCATCCATTCTGTTAATGGAAGTTAATACAAATTCCTGAATATTCTCATCAAGGTGCTGGTATTTCCCCATCATGGAAACACCTAAAAGTGTCCGCAGATCGTTAGCTGCTGAAGCCACAGGGGACTCTTCAAGCATTTCTGCATATTTATCTACTGGGTTCTGATCAGATTGTCTAATTACCCCAATCCAAGTAGAAACAAGTGCCTGAACTGCGGGTGACAATAATGTTGTGTTTAGCATATTTTTTATTAATTAATATTAGATATGCTATCATATCTAATAAGTAAAATCCGACTTTTCCTGACCACAAATGATTAATAGTTTAATCAAAGAACAAATCAAAAACATCCTTGATTCCCAGGCTGATATTCAAATTGAGTCCTGTGGGTTAGTGTTAGGTGGCTTACTAAAAACCAGTGTCATTGCACTGAAAAATACCCATCCAGATCCGGCAAATAATAGCAGGATAGATCATAGGGACTTGTCAAAATTTAGCTACGATAATATCAAGGCATTTTGGCATACTCACTTAGATTCCCATCCCAATCACTTCACCCATACTGATATTGAGATGAGTCACCAAACTCAAAAACCTATCATCTTGTATCATCCACACTCAGACACTTGGGACTATTACGAACCTAACAACCCTAACCCGTTTCCGCTTAAATATACACAACTCAATCCTAAGCAAACAGAATTTTATCAAAACATACCCTTTCAGTGGGGACGCTCTGATTGTTTCTCAATAGTCAGAAGATATTGCTTAGGCGTGCTTGGGGTTGACCTTGGGGAATTTACTCGAACTAATACTGACAATTTTCCCAGTAAAGACTATAAGTGTCCACTTGATCTTAGTCGGCAACTAATACTCATGCCACCGGGCATGAAAATTAAGCAACACGATATCTTTGCGATCGCGCTTAGAGATGGAACAGAACCAAATCACGCCGCAGTATTAGTTGATGCAGAACAGAACCTAATTCTACACTCAATGTCCCCGCAATCCTGTAGCAAGATTGAACCTTATGGAAGATATTTAAGACAAAGAACTGTGGCTCACTACCGATTAAAACGCTTATGCTAACAACAATAAAGTTAAATGGGATCTTAAGTGTTGAGTTTGCACCGGAAATAAAAGGGGAATTAAATACACCCCAAGAGGTTGTTAATTTTCTGTGCTGTAATTTCCCTGATTTTAGGCACTACGTACTAGGATCTGAATGGCACTACACAATGGTCGTGAGGGGCAACAATTGGGAACGCTACATCATAGAAGATTCCCCATCTGCTTTACTCCCTGTTACCGGATGCGTAGTAGAAATTACCCCAGTAGTTGAAAGTTCAGGACGCACCTTAACCAATATTGCTATGATTGGTATTGGTATTGCACTGGTAGCAACGGGAGCGGCAAGCGGACTAGGTATGTCCCTGATATTAAGCGGCGCTACATCCCTGCTTAGTTCTTTGATTAACGGCAATCCCAAGAAAAATGAAGAAGCGAGATCAACCTTCTTTCAAGCACCTGGGTATAATGTCAAGGAAGGTACGCCTATACCGTTAGTATTTGGTGAGGTACTAGTTAAGAATTTTCAAGTATTGTCTAATGAGATTAGTTCCCCAGTTTTCCCTTTTGTTGATCCACCCAGTCAAGAGCAAAATATGGCCGCTTTTGCAAAGTGTCCAATTATGTTTATTGATGATTATGAAGATGATAGCAGTAGCTATCCAAACCCAAATCATGTAATCACTTTGACTGTCAAAAGTACAACTTTGAAATCACCCATCTTAGCAGGAGAAAAATTACAATTAGTTGTATTTGTTGGAACTAATCCATTCTTTTTTTATTATGATCCTTATCAGGAGGATGGCATAAATTTTCCTACAGCATTAACTGTTACAAGTAATTATAATATTGGGAATACTAAACTGTATTGCAATCCCACGGGATTTGATGACGAGCAATTGAGCGGATATTATACATTAATTGATCTTGCAAAAATGCACTATAAAAAATGCGTTATATTAGTACAGTCTCAAACTTACCCTTGATAAAGTTATGTCAAATGGAGATTCCCAGCCGATTACCGGAACTACGGATGATACTGTTAAATTATTATTAGGAATTTGTGAAGGACAAATAGAAGGTATTTCATCTTTGAAAGATATTTATCTTGATAAAACCCCTTACCTTAATAATAGTGGTACACCCAACTTTAAAGATGTGGGTCTAAATGCTAGTGATGGGGCAAAAAATCCTGTACTGCCTTGGATGTTTACCAATGATGGTATTAGTGGTACATTTAATGTTAATCCAGTTAATTTAGTTGTTAAAAACGACGGTGTTGGTATTACTCGAAGCATCACTAATGCAGACATTAATCAAATTAATATTAGATTAAGTTTTTTAGCAGAATACCAGGAAGAAGATGGAGATAGAAAAAGAACAGATTTTTGTTTTAGCATAGAAATAAAAGAGGGACTTAATGGAGATTTTGTGACGCGGGCTGCTAGATGTGTAAATGCTAGATATCCTGATTTTGTAACTTTTAAATTTGTTTTTCCTGTTGATTCTAGTAAAGATTATTTTGAAGTTAAAGTCAAAAAAACTTCACCGGAAGAACCACCAAATCCTGATGAGAGAAAAGATAAGGTGATAGTAGCGGTAAAATGGGCGGACTATACTGAAGTTTCTTTGGATCAGGTGCTTTATTCAAATACTGCATTACTAGCATTGACTTTCCCTGCTAAAACCTTTGAATCTAACCCAGAAGTTTGGGCAAAAGTTAAAGGCATTAAAGATTGCAAAATACCCAGCAATGCAACCATCAACGCAACTGACAGGGGAACAGACTTTAATGGTGGTTGGGATGGAACGCTGTACACGCCCAGTAAAGCAACCGCAGATCCCGCCTGGATTGTTTACTACTTGCTGACCAACCCCAGGTTTAGATTAGGCATACCTGAATCTTACATTGATAAATTTGCACTCTATCAATGCAGTGTGTACAATAACCAATTTGTTTCCAATGGCGACGGAGGAACGGAAAGAAGATTTTTATTTAATACCATCCTGGGTTCTGGGGGTCAGGAATCGGTGTTAGAAATGGTGCGGGCTATTTGTTCCACAATGTACGCCAAACCTTATTGGAATGGCTCGCAAATCAGCTTTTGGCAGGAGCGCCCAATGAGTGCCTTACCAAAAATATTGACTAACGCAGATGTAGAAGAAGGAAAATTTGCTTACCAAACCAGGGAACTCAATACTGTAACTACTGTAGCCAAGGTATCTTACCAGTCAACCATTGAGGATTGGGAGCTAGTCCCAGAGATTGTTGAAGAACCAGCTTCTATTGACAAGTACGGGTATCAAACAGAAGAATATGCACTATTAGGAGAAACTAGGCGAGCCGCTGCTATTAGATCAGGACGCAGGACCATTTTAAGCTCTTTACCTAACGCCATTACCTTGACCTGCAAGATTAGGGCGCGGGCTATGTTTTTTCAACCCGGTGATGTGATTCAAGTATCTGATACCGCTAGGAACAAAGTCAGAGTTGGGGGATTGGTGTCTGCGGTCACAGCCAATAAAATTACCTTAGACGCACCTATCACACTGACTGCAAATACAGGAAAAAAGATTTATTTAACCCTTCCTGATGAATCTGTAATTGAGAGAGCGATCGCTAATCCCGCCGGAACTTTCACGGAAATTAATCTCAGCGCACCATTGACCACATTACCGATTGTTCACTCACCATGGCAGATAGTAGATGAAATTAGTAGGGTAAAGCTGTACAGGATCACGGATGTAGTTCCTGATGGTGAAAATAGATCCTTATTTGAGGTAACGGCTAAAACCTACAGTGAAGATTTTTTTACCCAAGTAGAAACAGGAATCAAGATACCTAGTGATAGCGATCAAAACCCACTCCCAACTCAAGTTAATCCGCCTAATAACTTCTCTGTGCAATTATTAAAAGTTGTAATTAATGGTAATGACACTTACTCTTTAGTTGCATCCTGGCAACGACCCTTAAAAGAACAGGTGGGAACTAAATTTGCTGTTTCTAGTTTGAGTTTCTCCCAGGGCATAGCAACCGTTACCACGTCAACTGCTCACAACTATCAAAGCAATGATTTAATCTTGATTAGCGGGTCAAATCAAAGCATTTATAATGACAAATTTATTATTACTAAAATTAGTAATACTCAATTTACGTTTCCTTTCAATAACCCAACTATTAACCCTGCTACTGGGACCATTACTGCTGTAAGATTGATAGAAGAAAACTACACAAAATCCTACAGATTACAGTACAAAAAATCAAATAATTCTGAATGGAGTAGCTTGTTAGAAGTTGACGATTTATTTGCAGCATGGGATAATTTAAGCCCAGGGGATTATACTGTAAGAATAGCTGCAGTTACTACAAATAACAAGGTTAGTCAATACATTCAAGCTGTTAATGTTAATAAATTAATAGCATTTTTTAACGACAAAAATAACTCATTTTTTGCAGGGGATTTCTAATGCCACAACCTTACATCGGATCAAACGGAAACACAGAATACAGAGAAGCGACCGGCAATGGAAGTTTAGCCACGCCTTACATACCAGCATTCACAGTTGCTAATAACTTAGTTGTCAGTAATCCTAAATATTTTTCTGAGGTTGCTGTCACTAAACCAGCCACAACAACAGCTTATGATATTAACAAAGTTTATGGCAATCTATTCCAAATTCCTAATATTGGAAGTAGCGGGGGAATCATTGAATTAACCAGTGTGAGCATTGTCTTTGACTTAGCAACCCTACCCACTGGTATGAGCGATTTTGCACTATACTTATTCAATTCTAGCCCTACAACCACGTTTGCAAACAATGAATTATTTAGCGTTCCTGCTAACAACAGAACATCCTTGTTAACATTAAATGGAATTAACTTAACGGCAAACTTAGCCAGGGGCGGGGGAACGGTTGTAGCTGAAACAATCTTAATTAATTCAATGTTTAAGTTGTCCAATGCCAGTACGTCTCTGTGGGGATATTTGGTAAGTTTATCTACCTTTAGTCATAATGCTAGTAGTAGTTTTATGGTTCGATTATACGCTAGGTAATTGATAAAATGATTGAATTAAATTTTGAGAATCAGAATAAAAATACTTTGTCAACATTATTTTATATTCCTACTTATGTTGACTATTCAAGCACCGCACCTATCTTAACTTTGCCACCCATAAAATGGAATTTTTCTAACAGTAAAACAATATTTCAGCAGACTACTAAATTAGGAGACAATTACAGCCAAACAGTAATTAACCCTGATTCTGTGAGGGCAACTTATGAAATAGCAATCCCCAATTTAAGTACAATCTTAAAAGATGAAATTGTATCTACATTCAAACAGTACGGGGGTTTTGCTAGATTTCAGTGGCGACCTAGTGATGCTTTTGGGTATAAAGATTTTGTCTGTGATAAATCGAGTGCCACTAATCAAGGAACTAACTTGTGGGAAATAACTGCAACCTTTACAGAACAAAGAGCATTTGGGCTACAGGAAAAAACCTTACTGTTTGAGAATCAGAGAAAAGACAGCCTTAAAACTCAGTTCTCTGTGTTAGGTGAATTAAACTTTGAAAACCAAAGGAAACAATCTTTATGACCATCACCAATGATGCTTACGGTAATTATTTCATAGGCAACAAAGACACCACGGATTTATTAAACTGGGATGAACTTTTAAGCTGCATGAGACAGGCACTAGGATCTAGTGATAGGGCTGCATTATTTAAGTCGGGTAGCATGGGATTTAATAATTATGCAAGGATAGATTGGCGGCCAAATATTCCCCAAGAAACTTTAACAGGTGCGATCGCTGTTTCAAATACATACCCTCAGCAGTCACTTAATTTAAACACAAGTAGATTTAGCATTATCTACGAAGCAGAAGGCGCTAACGTATCTTTAATAAACAATGGTAGTATTATTAGTCACACCACAAACGCTCGTAGAATAGACAATTCACCTAACACTACTCTACTTTGGGCTGCAGCAAACAAACAAAGTATTAGCTATTTTTTGTTTAAAAGCAACACCAATTATTACTTTCATAGTGTAGGAGTTTTCAATAATTCAGATCAAGTTTTCCCTGGAAATGCTTACGCTTTTGCAATACAATCAACCCCTGAATGGTTTAATCAATATGCAGTGTCAGCAAGAACATCATTTGCTGACAATACTGCTTCTGTTTTTGGCACAATAGCAAATTACCCTCACACCAATAATAACAACATTGCCACAGGTTCAGAAACGGAACTATATTTGCGCTGGGGATCTAGTGGTAACCTTTTGATGCCAGTCGGTTGTATTCCTAATGTTTTTAAATGGAAAGTAGACGGAACAGAAACTCCTTTAGCTATTGGTTCTACAGTAAAATTAAACATGATTAATCAAACCCCAGATTTTCCATCCACAGGGTTTATTTATTGTCGTGTAGTTGGCAGATTAGGCAATGCCAGCGCAAATGATTTAACAGGGGATTACATATTAATGAGAGTAGCAAATTAATATGATTTTGTGCTAACATTGAACCAATATTCTTGTAAAACAAAGCAATGAATCAGCCTATTTTAGGAGTAAGAGGAACGGCGGAATATGTTAAAGCCACAGGAGAAGGTACACCTGAATCTCCTTATATTCCCGTCGTTCAAGTAGAGGGTGGTGGCACAGGGGGAGGTGGTACTACTACTGTAGACCTTGGTACTCAAATCACCGATGCAACCATGCCCGCAGGTGGGGGAGGTATCCTGGGGTGGGTATCAGCTATTTGGAGAACAATTACCGACAGATTACCTTCACCGATAAATAACAGATTACCAGTAGACGTAACGAATCAAATTAGTTTTGGTACTCAAATCACCGATGCAACCATGCCTGCGGGCGGGGGAGGTATTTTAGGGTGGCTATCAGCTATCTTTAGGACACTAAGTAACGGAACTGGATTTGCTGGTACCGCAACTATTCAAAGACCATCGGGAGCAACTGCTTATGGAGCTAATGACGTATATGGCTCAATAATCCAGTTATCAAATATTGGACCTAGTGGGGGTAATGTTTTTATTAATAATATAAAAATCATGTTCAATACTTCCACGCCTCCTAGTGGAATGACTAGCCTTGTAATTTATTTATACAGTGCTTCACCTCCATCCGCGATCGCTGACAATCTTGTTTTCAATGGTGCATCTGCCGACAGAGACTTTCACTTAACTGAAGATGGAATTATTTTATCAATTGCAACGATGAGAGGTGGTGGTAGCTTTTTTGCTATGGCATCAAACATCAACAGGCAGATTAAATTAGCCGCAAATAGCACTTCTTTATGGGCGTACGTAGTAACTCCAAACGCATTTACACCCACAAGCAGTGCAGAGACAGGTACAATCACTATCAATTCTTTCTTGGCATAATATGAGAAATAGTAATAAATTGATTGTAATAACGAGAAGGCTATTGACTCCTGACAAAATACCAGGAATTAATATTGCTACATGGTTTGATGCTATGGAGTCAGGTAGCGTAATTCTTGATGGTACAACGGTTTCTCGATGGAGCGATATATCAGGAAATAATAGGCACGCAACACAAGCAACCAAAGCAAATCAGCCAACATACACACCTGATGGACTAAACGGGAAGCCTGTGTTGACGTTTGATGGAGTGGATGACCGCCTTGTCACTGCAAGCACGACGCTAGGGATTACCAATAGCGCATCTTTAATCGTTGTTGCACAACTTTCTTCTCGCACACCACCGGAACAAGGGATTGCGGGTTCAGACAGTTTAACTAATCGTTTTGGTTTATTTATTACCGGAATTAACGCAATGCGTTGGAACCCTGTTTCTGGTGCCAACACTGTTCAGGCAACATCAGTTACTGGCGCTCAAATTTTGGTAGGAACGGCGCAGTCTGGCGACTCGGCACTGTTTAGGAATGGAACTTCCATAGCAACGGGAACAGCCGCAACAGTCACAATGGATAATACTCCATTCAACATCGGAAATATGTTACAGGGCACAACCATACCGCATTTTAGCGGCCCGATTGCGGAAGTCTTAGTCTTACCATCATCTCTCTCCACCACCGACCGCCAACGCCTTGAGGGTTATCTCGCGTGGAAATGGGAACTAAAAGCAAACTTAGTAAACAACCATCCTTTTAAATTCTCACCCCCGTATATTTAAAAATTTAAAACTATGACAAAACAACAATGGCTACTTTCTCAAATTGCACAATTCCCTGAATTATCCGCCAGGGAATTAACTGGAAAATTGAATGAAAAAAAGTTAATTCCCAACCCTAAACCACAGGAGCAAATACCAATAGCTCCTACACTGGAAGATATAATTAAAATTGGGATTGACGAGAATACAATAAAAGTTGTAGAAACAAAAACCTACGAAAGATTTGTAGAATC